TCAGCGTTCGCGAGGATGATCGACTTCGACGCGAGATACTCTTTCACGGCTCCCGCGTCGGTGTCGGATCCCGTGAAACCTACCTTCTTCGCATAACCGAGAACCTTGGTCCAGTCCATAGACTGACTCCTTTTCGGTTCCTCCGGGTTTCGCGTCGTCGATGAGGCTTCCAAGCCGCTCTGACGTAGGCAGTTTCCGAGAGACGGTGTTCAGTGTACCACACTCACAGAATAATCACGCGCCGCATCGACTTCGGTTCCTCGACGACGGGGACCATATCGCTCTGACAGTCGCCGTTCATCGGCATCGCGGTATACGAAACCTCGAGGAGTTTCCATGCGCGGATCATGTTCGATGCTCCCGCGTATGACTTGCGCTCCTCGTTCGTCGGCGCTGATGAGTCCATGATCTCGAAGCCGATCGACATCCCGATATTCCCGGATTCCGCGAGCGCCTGTACTTGGTTTCGATACGGGTTGTCCAGGTTGTTGATGAGCGCGCCGCGCACAAGCCAACCACCCGGAGTCATCTTCAACCATCGCGCCTTCGCGACGGCTTTCATGATGTCGTACTCGTGGTCGACGAACAGGTTTCGATTCTTCGCGAAGTACGACGACACGTCGCCTCCCTCCGGGAGTACGACTTCGCCTTCCATGTCGATCGTGTTTCGAGTCGCCCACGACGTAATCTCGAACGGCTGACCCTCCGCCGGCGCGCCGACTTGAGTCGGCGCTGACGGCTCGAGCGTCTTCACCGCGATCTTTCCTTCAGCCTTGTACCCGCGATCGCGGAGACTCTTCGTGATTCGCTCCGCCGCTTCGCGATTGAAATCGATTCTGTTCATGTTCAGTCCTTCGTCATTTTCTCGACGTTTACACAGACACAGTTCGGATGCACATCGGACGGAGCGTAGATCGGACGCTTCATGGTGTACGTCTTCCCGTCAGTACCCGCGATCGATGTTCCCGGTGTGAAGTACGGTTCGTTGATCGGGATCGGATTCGACTCGGGATACATCGCCGCCGCCGCTTGACACAAGCCGCAAGGGTTCCCGCCGAGACTCCAGAACTTGTACTCGTACCCGATCTCCTCCGCCTGCTTCATCGAGCCGTGAGCGTAAGCGCGCGCGGTTTCGGTTCGCGCGATCACCTCGGCGCGGTTCATCGGAACATCCGCGACGTTCTCCGTCAGCCGCTGTTGAATCTCATTGAGCGTCGTTCCCTCGCCGAGTTCACCCTTCACCAGTTCCTTATCGATCGCCGTTCGCAGTTGATTCGCCATAGTGTCAGTGACACCCTTCACAAGTTCGAAGTTATATTTCTGAATGTACTCGCGCGCCACGTTCGAGGAGAGCGGATTCTCCACCGTCGATCCGGACTGACGGATGAACGCGCGCGCGCCTTCGCTGAACGCCGCGTTCATCGACTCTCCCATAAGCGACGACAGCGCCGCCGGATTCATTGCGTCGATGTCGAAGGTTCCGTCAGGCCTGAGACTCGCGATGCCGGCGAGAAGCGCATCCTTCGCCCACTTTTCGATCGCCTCGCGGATCTTGTCTTCCGTCTTCTTCATCGGCTTTCCGGATTCGACTTCGTCTTCCGCTTTCGTGTGGACAACTCCACAATGACACTTCGAACCGCCTGACCAATCGAAGCGCTCGACGACGATGACGATCGGCTTACCTTCTTCGTCGACTTCCTCCGGCTCCATGTCGACGCTCGGCGCTTCCGGCGCTTCGGCTTCGGGGAGTTCTTCAGGAGCGACATCGACACTCGGCGCTTCCGGCGCTTCGCCTTCGGGGATCTCGGCTTCGGCTTCGGGTTGCTCCGCTTCCGCTTCGGGTTTCGGTTCTTCCGTGACCTCGACCGCATCGGTGAACTCCTCCTCGTTCAATTCTTTGTCACCTGTGAGATAGGGTTTCAGTCGATCCGCGAGGAGCGTCAGTTCCGCTTCCGTCAGTTCTGCCGGCGGTTTGATCTTGATCGACTTGTGATCGTCACCGCACATCTTGTCTTCCTCGCGCGCGTCGATGCGCTCCGCGATCGATTCCGCGAACGTTCGACCCGCGTCGCCTCCCCACAAAGCCCAAGCGATACGACCGGCTGACGGATATCCATCCTCGCCGGGGTTCCAGCCTTGACCCTGCTTGTCGACTTCATGACGCGCGAAGTACGACACCATCCGAAGGATCGTGTCTTCGCTTAGGTTCTCGCCGTTCGCGATGTCCCTTGCTCTGGCTACGCCGACCATCGTCCCGCCGCGATTGAACTCCTCGCGCCACGCAAGACCGCGCTCGGCTTCCTCGCGCGCTTCCTTCGGGGGTCGACGATCCATCTCCTCCGCTTTCATCTCCGGCGCTTTCTCGCCGTCTTCAGACTTCAAGCGGAGATAGTGCTTCGACGCTTCCCGGAGATCCGCGTTCGGTTCGTCGGTCGGCGCTTCCTCCGTCGATGCTTCGTCCGCCGGCGCTTCGTCGATCGTCGCTTCCTCGATCGGCGCTTCCGATTCAGTCGGTCCCGCCGGCGTGACGATGCCGCCGGGAATGAGCGGCTTCCCTAATGTGTTCAGTTCGTCATCGAGCGGATCGAGACCCAGCGCCGCGCGGTACTCATTGAGATAAACCGCGCCGTTCACGAACGCCGCCGCCATTCGATTCGTCTGAAGTTCCACGTCGTCGCGGACCGGATTGTCATACGCGAACCAGTACTCGCCGGGAGTCTCGCCGAACATCGGCAACAACCACTCCGTCAGATCCTCCGCCACTCGGCGCTGACGCTCGTAAACGTTCTTCTGCCAGATCGGCTCCGCAACGGAAGCCGACGCGAGGTTCGCGTCGTTCAGTTTCCAGACCGCCTCCGGGATTCCCGCCGCGCGGTAGATCGCGCGCTCGGCTTGCTCGATCCCCTCGAGGTAGTTCATTTCGTGCGGCTTCGCTCCCGCCTCGAGGACTTCCATATCGCGAACGATCATCGCGCGACCCGCCGCGAGCGGTCCACCCTTGCCGCGAAGACTCGCTTCGAGTTGCTTCATCTGCGCGTCGTTGTATTCCTTCGGCGCTTTGATGATGATCCCGTACTGTCCGCTGTTCTTCCATCGCGCGACCTCGGAGACGATCGCCGCGTTCTCCACGTCCGCGTATTGCTCGATCGATGACACCCACGATAGACCGTCCCACGGCGAGAACGGATCCGGCATGTATCGCGAGACGATCACCTCCGCCGCCGGGATCGACATCGGGACCGTTTGGTCTCGACCGTAAATATATCCCTCAACGCCATTCGTCTTCGACAGGATCGCGCGCGTGTACTGAGGGTGAAGCAGAAACAAGCCGACCGGCTTCTCTCCGCCGGTCCAGACATACGCCTTTCCTGCGACCTCGCGATACCAGTACAGCATCGTCATAAAGTCGCAGTACGTCATGATCGGGTCTGGATCGCGAAGCAGATCAAGTACCGGATGTTCCGTCACCTGCTCGATCTCGTCGGCACTGTTCGCATACGACACCGCTTTCGCCGATGGAGCGATCCCCGCGACTCGACCTCGAAGGAAGTCGGCATCGCGCGCCGCGATCCGCTTCGACTTGGATGAGCGCTTCGCGCCGGCTTTCTTGTAAAGGCGCAGTTCACCCGCCGCCGCTGTCTTCGCGACCAGCGTCGCCGCGTTGTAGATGGATCCCTGGATCGCGCGACCGACGCGCGAGAAGTCGCGCGGATTGTTCGCTCGACTCACGCCGGCGAGTTCGTCGCTTGTGCGAATCGTCGCCGCTGTGTATTGCTGATCGACTTCCGTCGGTTCGCGCCTCAAGGCTTTCGAGATGATGTCGATCAGTCCCATGTGTCGATGACTCCGAGATAGGGGGTCGAGATTCCGATCCCTTCCGCCGCGCATATAACATACCGCATCGCATCCATACCGTGATTATCGCGGTCTAAGGGTCGCTCCTTGATCGCGCCGTCACGCCTCGACTCCCAGATGTAAGCGTCGAACTCGTCGCGCGTCGAGGTCGGTCGCTTCGAGATCGCGAGCGTTCGATCATGCTCCATTGTCGCATGATTCATGACGTAGATTCGCGGCTTCCCGTTGGGTTGAATTCTGAGCCTCGATCGTACCAGATCGCATCCGCGATCGATGTCCTTCTCCGCTGGCGTAGTCATGACCCCGTAGCGATGGAGCGTCTCCCGATCCTCGCGCGCGTGATCCGCCACGGTCGCGACGTAGTCTTCACCTCGAGACAGTTCGATGATCTGCTTCGCGTGATCCTCGACGATGCGATGACTCATGTAAATCTCGCGGTAGAGGTAGAGCGCTTCACCGCTGTCAGCCCACCACTGACACACGAACGGATCGATGTACCCGAAGTCGATCGAGCGGAACTTCCGCCACGACTCCCAACCGTCCGGCATCCGATCGATGACGTGAACCGCCGCGTCGAACGCGTCGTAAACCACACCCTCCACTGAACACCACTTCCCCTCGAGGAGCCTCATCCGTCGATGTCCCGTGAGCGCTTCGAGACTTTGCATGAACTGAGCGCCGTCATACGTCGGCGTTCCGTCCGCCGCGAAGAAGCGCGGATTGTCCGTGAGCCGCGTCACGATGCGACGGAACCATCCGCTCGACGCGCGTAGATTCAACCAGTGCCGCTCGCTGCCGGGATTCGTGTCGCATACTAACTGCTGATACGGCATCCGACCAGACCGGAGCGCGCGTAGCAGTTGCTCGATTTCGTTCTCCGTCGTCTCGATCGCTTCGAAGACGTGGATCGTGTCATATTCAGCTGAGTACGTTCGCTCCGGCTTATCGAGTCCGCCGACGACGACGATCGACCCATTCGGGTACACGTACGATTCGCGGTTGGATCTCCTGGTCGATCCGAACAGATGCATCGTCTCCGCGTGAACGTCGCGCTCCCACGTGACTAGCACAGACTCCGACATCGACGCTCGGGTCTTTCGCGCGATGAGATGCCGACTCTGTGGGTACTTCCACGCGAGCGCATTCAGCCGCTCGAGTTCGGAGCGCGTCTTCCCAGTACCCGCCGGACCTTCAACCAGGACGCGCGGTTCGCGGCATCCCCACAATGCGCGGTGAGCGCCGATTGGTTCGTATTCCTTCATTCGTCGATGATCTTATCGACCCCGCTCCGATTCGTCGTCGATCCGATGAAGCGCAGTCGATCGAGGTTCCCCACTCGAGCGTAGACGTACCACGCCGCGCCGATAAACGCGACGACGTGAGTCGAGTCCAGTTCGACGTGAAGACGCGCGCCGTCGAGCGGTCCGGCGAGCATCTCCGCCGACGACGTGTCGCCGCGCTTCTTGCGCCGCGTGTCCTGGATATACAGTTGGCCGTCGATGTTTACCAGCGTTCCGTCGTCGATCAGTTCGCGCAGTACGTCGCGCTCATCGTCGGGATTCTTCATCGCGTCCTCCCGCGTCGATTGTAATCGACGACGATCAAAGTCGGGAGGTCGCGACGGAAGTCGGGAGCCTGTTTTACATAACTACCCTTATGGGACGTTACAGCGCGTCGCCGTCGATACCCTTGATGAACTTCACCGGGGTCTCAACACGCTCCGTCAGCGCGCCGGCATCCAGCCGCGCGTTCTTGTCCTCGAGGTGTTCGTCCGCCTGGTTCTGTGCCTCGAGCGCCGCCGCAGTCTTCACCGCCGATAGCACCAGACTCGCCGCGTCGAGTTGATCCTTCGGATCAATCGCGCCGTTCATGAGCGCGCGCGCCGTGTCGTGAGCCTCGACCAGACCTTCCACGAACGCGTCTTTCTTCTTGTCATCCAGACCGCGCCACCGCTTAGGCCACCGCTTCAGCGCTTGACGAACGAGCGCTTGATCCTTGGGGTCAGCCGGGTCGATCGCGTTGAAGCGATCCCCTCCCGACGCAGTCGGGGGGGGTGAGGTCCGTCCGTCCGAAGCGCGCGTCAGTTCCTGACTCATTGCTTCAATCCTATCGCTGTGAGGATACTTCCGACGATCGCCGTTATGACGACACCGATCGCCGTTTGACTCCAGAACGTAGATCGTTCCTGTCGTTGCTCCAATCGATCGACGCGAAGTACTAATCCGCGCTCCGGCTCCGACTCGCCGATGATGAGTCTCCGAAGCCTTACGACTTCCGAGTGAGTCTGTTGGTGAGCCTGTTGAATGAGATCCTGATTGTGCTTGATATCGCGCACAGAGTCGCGGACCTCGATCAGCATTTCGGCGAGGTTGGGTTCGTTCATGATTGTTGGACCTTGGAAACAAACTCGATAGCCTTGGGACCGAGCCACTCGGAAACCGTCTTCGCTTCATCCTTGAAAGCCTTCGCGACTTCGGGGCGCTTGGTCTTCAGCACGTCGATCGCGTCGACGATCCGCGTCGCCGCTTCCTTCGCCGCGACAGCGTCGCGACGCTTCGCGACTCCGAAGACCATGCCGCCGGCGCCGAGAAGCGCGGAAGCGACGACACCGATCGGACCTCCGAAGCCTTCGGAGAGAACCTGAGCCGCGCTGATAAGCGCCTGGAATCGTTCCTGCTTCGCCTCAAGCCGCTCGATCGCCGCCTTTGCGGAAGTCTCCGCCGCGACTCGGCGCGCGTCCAGATCCGCGATCGCCGCTTTCGTATCACTGATGATCCGATTCTGGATCGCTTCCGCTTCTAGCGCGTTCTGATCGAACTCCGCCGTCAGGAGGTCGATCTGAGATCTCGCGTCAGATTCGACTCTGCCGACGGCTTTCGCGAAGAGCGCCTTCGCGCGCGCGTTTGCGGTTGCTACTTCGCTGATCTTCGCTTCCGCTTCTTTCTTCACCTTCTCCTGTTCATTCTGGATCTCGACCTGTTTCGCCTGGATCTCGACGGCGAGATCTTCGGCGGAAACGTCCTTCCCGCTGAAGGGTGATTTCGTCGTTAGTTCGCATCCGGCAAGGAACAAACAAGCGCCGATAAGGATGAGGGTATTTCTATTCATTCTGTCACCATACCACACCGCGCGAAAGAATCTTCACGGATTCGGCTTGACGAGAGTTGACGAAGCCGCGCGGGAAAGGTATCGTTCCCACATGAAAGAGATATACGACGTGATCGCGACGAAGATTCTTCGCGACATCAAGAACGCCGACAGCGTGGATCCGCGAATCGTTCGTTATCCCGAAGACGTGATCGATCCGCGATCCGCGC